GGACTTTGCTAAACGGTGTAGCCATTGACACCAAACAAAAGATAAATGGCGGTATGTCGGGATCTATTATCAATAAATTATATGATTCTAACAATGTTACGGGGCAAATGATGCTAGCTAATAACTTGCTAGGATGGAATACAAGCCGATCAACTGCCGAAAATACTATCCGACATGAATCTATAGCTACTATAGAAGGTGATTTTTTAGAGTTAGGCATCGAAACGGGGGGAAACGTTGTGCAAATTGACGAAAAACCAGACGAATGACCTCTATAAAATAACGGTCGAAAGTGCCTAAAAAGCCCGTAAATAAAGGATAGTTAAGGATTTAACAGTCAACTATGCGTGAAACACATGTTTTGCGAAGAGTTGCAAAGGATCAATAACATGTGGTAGCCGTGGGGGTGTGCCAGAGCGCAGATGACGGTCATCTTACCCCCTCGACTTTCCAAAAAACAAAAAGGATGTGCAGTAAAAATGGGGGTTGCAGTAAATGAGGACGGGAAGACCAACAGAAGAGCAGAAGAATGAAACGGTAGTAATAAGGTTGCCGTATAGGCAGATGAAATATGTGAAAAGGCGAGCAATATCAAGGGGTTGCAGTGTTTCGCAGTTGATTAGAGAACTAATAGATGAAGAAATGGAAAGAAATAGCTAAATAACTTTTGTAATACATAAATATAGAAAAACGATCAAAAAGAGGTGTTTTTGGCAGATATTTCAACTACCAAAATCGAGCAAACCCTTGAAAATACTGGGTTTGTAATTATGTATTACATAATTCGTAAAAATCGGCAAAAATCGTTCGACTTCGTCGAAAAGGAGGCAGTATTAGTTATGGATGAGATCTTAAAGAAGATTGATGACCTAAAGGAATATGTAGATAAGCTATTAGACATAATCGAGGATGACAAAATACAGATGCTTAAGCTGAGAAGAAGATGTGTAGATGCAAAAGCCTTGGAATTGTTCAAGAGACATAGATACGACCAGTTAGAGATAAGGGTGAAGAGATGACGGCAAGAATCATAAGAGATGGCAGTGTTACCAGAGTTTATTTAGACGGGACAGAGGTACATAAGGTAGTCAGCTACCAACTTACTGAATCTATTACCGATAGACCGACATTGTTACTTGAGTTGGCAGTCGATGAACTTGAGGTAGATGTTGAGGCAGAGGTAACAACCAAAACTCTTAAAGACAAGAAAAACGAGGAAGGATATAAGGATTTTGTTAGATTCTTATTTGGTAGTTTAAAATGATCCGACTATTCAATGTTATTGGAAATGCAGAGTATTATTTCGATTTTTTGGATATGTTCCAAAATTACAACAAGGAACTCCATGACATAGATAACCGTGTAGAGGAATGTGACATCTGTGATGTATATATGTTATTTCATCAAGGAGACACGGAAATATTCTTCTTAGAGAAGGATGCTGAGATATTAGGATTCATTATCGTAGGAACTGGAGCAAATAAGCATAAAGCTTCGGAGTACTACATACAAGAGACATATATTAAACCAGAATATAGGCACAAAGGTTACGGCAGAACAATGTGTGATGAAGTAATCAAAATGTATCCAAATATGGTTAACATGTACATCCTTAGAAAAAACACTTATGCTCAGAAGTTCTGGAGCAATGTATATAAGGATTACGAAGATGTTTCTGCTGAGTACGGACATGATGATGAATTATGTTATGAAAAATTTTTTAAAAACACAAAAAGGAGTTAAGTTATGACAATTACAATCAATCCATTTGTTGCGGGCATATTAGCCACAGTTATAGTAGAGTTTATCGGTTTAGTTGCGTATGCGGTGTACATTTCACATAAGCACTAATCATTTTTGCATAGTCCCTCATTCTAGTTGTGTGGAGTGAGTGACCTCCTTTCACCTAGTAGGATTTTTCTGTTAAGGAAGGTGAAAGACCTTCCGCTAGGAATAGAGACGAAAAGTCTCGTTTAGTATCCCCTTCTAAAATAGCTTTGGGTTGATGGCAGTGTAACCTTAAATATCTGCCAATTAAGTATGACAAGAGAAGAAAAAGCCTTAATGGCAAGAATGGAAGCATGCGACTTCACACTTAAAAATGAAAAATTATACGGATTGCTACTGGTTTATTTCAAACTAGTGCGACAAGTAATAGAGCATGATGCATATAGACACAAGAACGACATGATGGAGAAGTTGAGATTCATCAAAGCGAAATGTGTTGAATTGGAGAGCGCCAAAAGAGATGTAGATGATGCTAGGTTTCTTTATTGGAAGTGTATTCAACAGATGAGTCTATACGACTTCGAAAGTTTCGTTTTATATATGGAGAGAAACAGAGAACCAAGCAAGCAGTTCTACTTACCGAGAAGAGAAACCTTATGTAAGGTAGTAGAGTCTCTTCAGAAGCTAGAGGATAGCAAAAGCCAGAAAATGTACGGGTTGTCGATGCCGTCCCGTGTAGGTAAGTCAACTATTTGCTTATTATTTCTAACATGGATTGCCCTTAAAAGACCTAATAGCCATTCTGCATTATGTGGTCACTCTGGAACTCTTACAAAAGGATTCTTTAAAGAAATTCTCAACTTTATGACTTCAGAGGATTACACCTTTAGAGAATTATACTTCAAATTTCACCCAGAGTATGCGGGCAAACCGATGATTACTGAGAAATCGGCAGAGGATTACACAATTACATTAGGAGATGCGGATCGTTTTGCAACGATCACATGTAGATCTATCGATGCTTCTTGGACTGGAACAATCGACGTAAGTGATGGAGGTTATCTATATGTAGATGACCTTGTAAGAGATAGGGAGCATTCCCTTAATCCTCAGAGAATGGAAAATACATGGCAAGAATACCTCAATAAGTGCGTGGATAGAAAATCGGGTTCTAATCGTCTTGGAGGCGCTAAAGAACTTATGGTAGGTACTCTCTGGAACATATATGACCCATTAAATAGATTGAAAGATTTATATGCTAACAATCCAGATTATGTATTCGACCGAATCCCCGCCTTGGACTTCGAAACGGATGAGTCGAATTTTCAATACAAAATCAACGGCTTTAGTACCCAATACTATCGAGATATGAGAGAAAGGCTAGATCCCGCTGAATGGATGGCTAAATATCAACAGTCTCCTCAGATTCGTGAAGGAATTCTTTTTAACCGTGATGATATGAAGCGATTTAGAAATGCTCCAGAGGAAAAAGTAACGACCATTGGTTATTGCGACCCCGCTTTGGGAGGAGGAGATTTCTTATCTTTTCCGATTTCACGATGCGTAGATGGGGAGAATAAATACTACATAGTAGATTGGGTATACAATCCGTCTTCACCTAAAATAACAGTACCAAAGATGGTAGACAAAGTTATCAAGTGGCACATTACGCAGATAACCATAGAAATTGATGGTGGAGCGGGGACTTTAGTGCATAAAGAATTAGAAGAAGAACTCAGACGTAGAGATTGCGGATGGTGCGAACTGATACCGAAACATTCCTCATCTAGATTGTCCAAAGAGGACAAAATCAAAGGACGAGCAGACTTTATTAAAGAGAGGTTTTATTTCTATGAAGATGCAGTGATGGATTCATTTAGTGATAACGAGTACAAAAAAGCATTTAATAACACATGTCTCTATACCACTATGGGAAAGAATTTACACGATGATGATGCTGATTCACTTGCGGGGTTAGCATTGGAATACAAACCGTTTATTGAAAATGGGATGGTTTATGTTCCAGATATCAACCCTTTCAGACAATATTATTAAGGAGAACTATGACTACTGAAGAATATTTATCACAACTTTGCAATATCGATAGGAGAATAAAGAATAAGGTTGAGGAGGCAAAAAGATGGTACGACATTGCCGAATCAACTGGTAGCAGAGAAATGACTGCTGATAGGGTTCAGACTTCTCATAAGCCAGACAAGATGGGAGAGGCGACTATATGCGCAGTGGACTGCATGAAGGAAGCTGAAGCTATAGCAAATGATTATACCATCAAAAAACGCAGAATCATTAGGGAAATCGATGGAATAAAGAATGAACTTCATTACAATATTCTTATAGGTCATTATTTAAATGGGATGAATTTTAGTGAATTAGGACTGCAAGAACATTACTCAACCAAGCAGATCAAGAAGCACATGGACAAAGCTAAAGCGGAGTTTGAGGAACTCTATGGAGAAAGGTATTTGTAAAAAGGTAATAAAGTTCCGATAAGTTCCGATAAGTTCCATATAAGGGCAATTGTAATGATAAAAATTGACATGCTACACTAATAATAGAAAATTAGCAAGATTGGTTCTTTTTCAATCTGATCCCCCATGAAATTAGAAAAAGTGGCTCACGATAAGACATCGTGGGTTGCTTTTTTTATGGAAAAAAGATGAAAGATATTAAATGTCCTATATGCAGAAAGTATTTATTTACTCAGAAAACTGAATATAAAACTTGTTGCTTATGTAGGAACTGCGGTCGATTTATTGAATATGATCCGAAAACTACCAACACTGCTATCAAGGATAGACCGCCAAGATTAACGTCAAGCGGTATGAGGATATGGTGAATGTATAGAGGTATAAACAATAGACCATTTTCGTCCGTTTGTCGAAATCAGTTTGGACGAAAGATTATATATACAAATGCAGAAGTGATCACTAGAGATAATATTCTAGATGAACTTGGAAAAGCAATGTCAGTTCACGAACAGAATGCAGTTGAGATTGAATATCTTGACAGATATTATCGAGGAGATCAGCCGATTATCTATAGAGATAAGAAGGTACGTCCAGAAATCAATAATAAAGTAGTTGAGAATCTGGCATATATGATTGTTGAAACTAAGTCAGCGGATATAGCGGGTGAACCTATCCAGTATGTTCTTAGAGGTTCTGACGAAACTAAGTTGGGGCAGATCAATAAACTTAACGCAATCATGTCTACCGAGGATAAGGAATATGAAGATATTTGCTTATCACGTTGGAGATCAATTTGTGGTACTGCATATAGATATGTTGGTAGAGACGACAGTGAATCTGGTTTTTACATGACAGTAGAAGACCCGACAAAGACATTTGTTGCTTACTTCTCTAATGGAAGACCCGCTTTTTCGTGTCAGATCCGTCTCAATTCTAATAACGAGACAATCTATCATATATATACTAAGAATTATTACTTCCGAATCAACGGAAATAATATAGAGGATGCAAAGATTAACGGAAACGGAGATATTCCAGTAATTGAGTATCCTAATAATGAAAGAAGATTATCAGATATTGAGATCACAATTCCAATAACTGATGAGATAAATAAGATGGCTTCCGACCGTGCAAACGGTATAGAGCAGTTTGTTAGTTCTTGGATCAAGTTTGTCAATTGCGAAATTGA